TAAAGTCATTGTGATAGCACCCGATGTTGTGTTAACAAAATAACCTTCACCTGCAACCATAGTTGTATTAGATGTCTTAACAGCTTGCCAAGATGTTCCACCAGATACTTCAGCAAAAGATAACTGACCAACACCTGTTGTGCCTGATCCTGTAACTGATGCGACTTTTAAAAATCTATCTGCTGTTACATTACCTGTTGGGAATTTTAATGTGTAAGATTGATTGTTTGAGTGGGCCGGAGATTGCAGTTTAATTCCGTGAGAATTATTTTCACAGTTAAGTTGAAGAGTTCCTGGGTTTGTATTACCACCAACTTCGACAACACCCGTTCCGTTTGGTGTTGCTGTAATATTTCCGTTTGAACCATCTGTAATAGTGATTGTACCAGAGTTTGTTCCAGAGTTAGTATCTAAAATTAAATCATATGCACCGCTTGATGTAATTGTTGATGCAGCTGATCCTGTGCCAACAACTAATTCACCAGATCCTTTTGGTGCTAAAGCTAAATCAATATTTGAATCACCACCAGCAGCAGCTAATTTTGGATCATTGCCTGTAGCAGCGTTTGTAATTTCTAATTGATTTACAGCAGAAGTTGTTGTTTGAAAGATTAATTGTTCATTTCCGTTTTCATCTCTAATACCATGATCATCATCAAAATCGATCATGAAAGAATTAGTATCTAAATTACCACCTAATTGTGGTGATGTGTCATCAACAAGGTCACTTGCTAATGCAACAGAATCAATACCTGGATTAGTACCATCATCTGCTTTTGCATAAACTAAAACTGTTTTACCATTTGTAATGGTAATACCAGAATCAGTTCCAGATACATATTTAAATACTACGTTTTGAGAACCTGAAGTTGAATTTTTTAAGATATAAAAGTTTTGTACATCAAGAGGAATAGTTACATTTCTACTTGCTGTTAATGATCCTGTAAATTCTATAATTCTATGAGAAAGTGTTGCACCAGTTGATCCATCAGATACCGATAAAGTCGTATCACCAGAATCAGATACAGCTTGTGTAGTAAAGCCACCAGATATCTGTTCTACGATCTGTAAATTTGTATTTGTCTTTGTTCCCCACGTTCCAGCATTTTCACCAGTTGCCTGTAGTTCAATACCTAGGGGTGTATAACTTGATGCCATATTAAGCTGCTTCTCCTGTTACATCGTTATAGCTCGTATTTGAGCCGGTTGCAACATCCGAATATGAAGTATTCGAACCCGTTGAAACATCACTATACGACGTGTTTGAACCGGTGTCAATATTAGCATATGCTATAACATCTACTGCTCCTACACTAACTGTAGCCGATTGTCCAGTCAATCCCATAACTTGATCTTTTGGATCTATACTTCCTACAGAAGCTGTAGCAGAAACACCTGTTAATCCCATAACATCTGCTATTGTTAAACTACCAACAGAGGTTGTTGATGAAACACCTGTTAAATTTTGCACAGCAGATCCTAATCCCACTAGTGTTCCTAAACTAAACTCTGCTTGTATTCCTGATAATAGAGCTGCATCATTTGGCACAACTACAGAACCTATTCCAGTTGTAATACCAAATCCTGTTAAATCAGCTTCGTGTGAAGTTACACCCGCTGCTGTTCCTTGTGATGAAGTTATTCCTAAACCTGTTGGTGATACATCCTCGTTCGGTGCAACTGCTGTTCCTTGTGCAACAGTGGTTTCTTGTCCTGTTAATCCCATAAACTGATCTGCAGGATCTATTACACCAGTCGCTGATGTTGATGATAATCCAGACACAGCAAAAGATACTTGAATTACGTTTGTAATCGAATTGACAGACGATTGGAAAGACACACCGCCAACCTCTACTGTCTTTGGTATGACAGGTGAAATAGAACCTGTTGATGCTGTAGATGAAACTCCTGTTGGTTCAACAACTGCTGTTCCAATAAGATTAACTGTGCCTAGTGAAGATGTAGATGCTATACCTGTTAATGAAACTGTTTCGTCTGCGAGGTTTCCCCACTCACCGTCATTCCATGCTTTTGCACCCCAACCAGTTGCAAGTAAAGCATCACGGTTCCAATACGCTTGGCCCCAGGTGAATCGACCCCATCCTGAAGAAACCGACATAGTGGTCCTCCTATGCTAATCTTATGATAGCGTTTGTAGCGTCTGCTGTTGGAAATTGAATTGTAAAAGTTCCATTAGTCGCTGTTTTATCAGAACCAAAAGCGATTGCACAAACAGCTACATTAGATGCAGATGAATTGTAAATTAATGCGCCGTTAGCTGTAAAAGAAGCTGATGAAAAACTTACATCTGAAAAATCACAGATTGCAGTTGTGCTTGATGCCACTGGAGTTACGCTTGTTAACGTAGCACCACCAGAAGTGTAAGCAGTTCCAGATGTGTTCGTAATTTCTTCTGAAGTTGAGAACGCTGTAGTTGATGCACCTAATGTTGCATCACTATCATATAAAGCAATTTTAAAAGTATTACCTGTTGTTGCAGTAAAATTATGAACTCCTTTTAAAAGTTCTACTTTAAAACTTGTACAAATTGCCGATGTTATTGCCATTTTTTATCTCCTATGGGTTTACTGAGTTAATTGGTATTCTAACTGCTCCATCAGTGTAGTCGTCTCTTCTACGTCTACCAATTTGCTCACTAGCAAACTTCTGTATCTCTTCTTTATACTTTGTTTCGTATAAAGTCAACATATCTGCTGGACCTTTTAAGAAGCCATACGTCTCTGCCAAACAGCAATATAATAAGCCATTTGGGAAGTTTAGACTGATATAGTTAGTTGTGTTATCTGATGCTAAAGTCGATGGCATCTTGTTATAATGCACTCTAAATTTATAGTTTGTATTAGGGGTAGGAGCTAAAAAGATACGTCCAGAGTTAGTATCACCATCTCCTGTGGCACCACCAAACATAGCATAATATTTTGGTTTACCTTGAGCTGCAGATGTGCCCGTAGTAGGTTGGTATTCTTGTAAATAAGTTACGTCTTTTTTCTCTAGCCACGTATTCGGTCCAGTAAGCACGGTGCTTGAATCGTAGACCTGTATACCTCTAATAAATAAAGCTCCACCTGGAGCATTGATTGTTTCTTGTCCTGGAACTAAATTACCAGATTGTTGTTTTCTGTCTGCATCAACAGGAACATCACGCATAATTCTATACTGTGCATTTAAAATAATATTTTCTAATTGATCTGCTGTTAAAACATTTGAATCTACTTCTGTGTAGTTTCTAATTTGTGTAACTAATCCTGAATAACTAATGCCTGCCATTATGCTGATAAAGTGACTGGTCCAACGGAACAGCCATTTCCTCCTCCTGTTACTTCTCCTTTTGTAGCAGTATCTGTATCAACTGTAAAGAAGAAGAAATTTGCTACAGCGTAATCTGTAGAAACTCTAGCATCATTTACATACAGCCCTGTCGTAATTGTGTATCCTGCTGCTTTTGCAATATTAGATCCTGATATACCATCAAAACTTTCTGGGTTCGTAAATTGAAAAGATCCACCAGATGCAGTAGTTGCAAGAGGAGCTCCTCTAAATCTTTTTGTATCACTATTGGTTAAACCATGACCAGGTGCTGTAACATTAATAATTCCAGATCCTGCTCCATAAGTTTTAAAAGCATCGGTTGGTAATAAATAAGGAACTGAGTTTTCAGTTCTATCAGGTCTAATATTTCTTAACGATATAGAATCACCATTCATGGGTTTTGGTTCTAATTGTGGCTGCTTTGGTTCAAACTCTGATACATGAACTAAAGATCCATTCCACTCTCTAACCATCTCTTTATATGGAAACTCTAAACCTGATCTATCTGATATTGCTTTTGCGTATTTACCTGTTGCGTATTTTGCCATTATGTTCCTGGGTAGTATGCTTTTGGTGTTATGTAAGTGCTAGATGCAGATCCATCTTCTGCTAACGCTCTAGCAAACTCATCTTCATAAGCTAGTTTCATAGGTTGAATTAATTCTGGTTTGTATTTTTGTGCTAAATAATATGAAAGTCCAGATATCATACAAGGCACAAATCTAAACGGCACATCAGTTGCATTCGTATAATCACCTACGTCTTGTATTCTTTTAATATAGTAAAAATGCATATCCTTAGATGCATTTGTTGAGTCAGGTGTTGGATAAACGTGTACTCTAACTTTATCTATAAATCTCTCTACCCAATATTGATTAGGTGTGCCTTTTGATAATTTATTTGAAAACGCTGCATAAGTAGACCTATCTACTTTTGTCATAGGTGAATCTGCTTGTGTTGTTTGTGTTCTGTTTGCTCTTAGTTGTGCTTCTAAAACGTCAGATATTCCATACACACCATTTGGTGTGGATGTTGCACTTGTGCCATCATCAGATGATCTAAAAAAATCATACTCTGCTTGTCCTTCTATAAGATCTAGATCAAGTTCATCTATTTCCCAATAGTGAATACCCCTGTTTCCCCATTCTTGAAACAAGATATTTAACGATCTTCTTGCAGATTTTAATTGGTAACCAGCTACGTTCTGTAGTCCAATACGTTCAAAAGACTCTTCTACTATCTCATCAATAGCAAAAGTTTTATCGAACGTAGCTGTTCCCGAAGTTGTATTAGCCATTCAAACTCCTACGATTCGTAAACTTTAATCCATTCACAAACAACTGTAGCGGTATCTCCATTGGTACATGCTGGTAATGTTATGTTAACATCTCCAGTGAAACCACTTGCTTCGGTGTTTTTTAGTCCACCAAAAGAAGAGTAGTCATATTCCATTTCACCATTTAATGTTTGAAAAACTACATCCGTTGTAGCATCCCATAACATTCTAGGTGCATCTACCTGTGCTGTTACTGAAACATTAAAACTAACTTTGTTTAATCTTACTTTAGTACAAGATTTACCATTGTTAGTTGCTAATGCAGATACATCAACAATCTTTGTTGTGCTTCCGTCACCATCAGAAACTACATTGTAGTGAGTGATAAGTTTTTTTGATCCGTCAAATACAGTTGTATTTAATACTGTGTCTGCCATTTTTTGTCCTCCTTTTAAAGAGCGCCTGCATCACCAGGCGCTCCGAGTTATCTATTAACTAGCGTCCGAAGAACTAGCTACACCAATGAATTTTAAAACCATTGTTACGCCAGATGCTCCTGGATCACCACTTACAACTACTTCTACTTCATCTGCTGTTGCAGTTGATGCAGTTGTAGCTCCACCAGACATTCCTAAAACTCCATTACAAGGGAAAAATCCTTTGAAACCAGTTGAGTTAATTGCAGGTGAGATTCCGTCTACGAAACCATCTGTGTCTGCATCTGTTCCAATATCAGTTAAAGTAACAGAATTAGTAGCTGCAGTTGTTACAGCTATTGTTACACCCATAGGTATGAAGTTAGAAGGTATTCCGATTGATGATTCTTTTCCTGTAGTAGCACCATTAGCAACAGTTACTGTTGCAGTGTACTGAGAAAAAGTCATCTCGTTTGTTAAAGCACCAGTCGTTGCGCTTTTCACGATTGTTTTAAAACCGTTTTCCGAACGCACCGGTCCGTTAAATGTAGTACTTGCCATAATTATATCCTCCTAGTGTTTTTGATCATAGTCTCTAGGCCGTCGACTATACTCGTCTACGTTCTGATTAATTGTATAGTGGTTATTTTATATACTAGATTTGAGTAGAGCGCAAGAGAGCCTGTAGTTTGGTTTGATATTTATCCAAGATGTAGCTTTTTACTAAGTAGCTACTGAAACTTCTGGCGCAGCATCTTCTATCTTATTAGTAAGATTAGCTATTTTAGCTTCCTCTTGCTTAATAGCATTAACAACTTCTCTAATTTTGTTGTCGATTCTTACCATATCCAAAGTATACCTTTGGTTATCACGCTGATGCAGTGCCCACTCTGTCTCTAGGCCCCTCTTTTTCTTGTAAAGGTCCCTGACTTGTATTTGCATCTATGGTCTCCTCATAAGTTAGCCATAATTTAGACGAATCAATGAATCCATCTTTTTCCCATACAATATCATTTTTTCCTAGTTTGTCAACTAGTGCATTTTCAAAGGCCTTATCTTCATCCTCTGACGCAATATTGAAGCTAGCATAGTATCCATATGCTCTTATCTGTACTCGAAATGTCTTCATGATTCTTTTCTTTCTACCATAAAAAAAGGGGGCCTTCAACGGCCCCCTTCTTAATTAGTTATTACGCACCTTCTACGCCGAATATACCTCTAGGGTCAGATACACCAAATGAGTATCTTTCTCTAGCTTTGTATCTCACGTTTCCAGTATCGAAGTCACCTTCCATTGCAGTTGTTAATGGAGCTCTTGTGAACATTTTCATACCATTTGGTACGTCTGTAATGATGTAAAACGCATCAGAGTCAGTT